ACCGCGTCACCGTCAAACAGGTGCTGACGGCATTAGGGACAATGGGTTTTGTTGAGTGCGTCCGGAAGGGCAGTCCATTTGTCCGCTCTTACAGCGTGTTTAAGGCCACTCCCGGGCTCATGGAGTATCTGAACAGCCGAGCGCCTGACGTGCCTTCCAGCGCCATCCTAATGGCTGTTCCGCCCGATCCGATCATCCTACGTGGGCCGAAGCCATCAGAGTGTTCCGCGGAGCTGGACGAGGAGAGCATCGGCGATGCGGAAGGCGATGACGCTGAGGAGCAGTCCATTCTGTTCCCGGAGACGCCAGAGACGACGCGGATGCGGGCAGCCGTAGTTCGGATCAACGCCGTGAGCAGTCCTGACCGTATCCGACTGAGCGATCTGGGCGACGATCGATCGGTCTTGATGCACGCCCTCTGGAAGCCTGGCAAGAACGGCCGTCCCTCTTGGTCCCCCGGCAACCTCGACGAATGGTTCGCGGAGACGGCGCTGCATCGCATCTTCAACCGCGGAAGCTTCGACCTGGGCGGAAGGTTTTACGGAGCTGCTTGGCAATCCCTGCCCAAAGCTTGGCGGAAGCGCATCCTGATCGACGGCGAGGCGGTCACCGAGTTTGACTACGGATCTCTGCATCCCAGGCTGCTGCACCACCTGTACGAAGGCGTGGAGGCGCCGGAGGACCCCTATGCGGAGGTCGACGCACCGCGCGAGCTGGTCAAGCGGGCGATGATGGCGCTGCTGAATATGGAAAACGGCACTAACCGCCCCCCTGCCTGGTTCAAGGTGGAGGAGGCGGGGATGCGCTGGCGTGACCTCTTTGCCCGGATCACCACCGGCCTACCTCGGATCGTCCCCTACATTGGTACTGGCATCGGCCTAAAGCTCCAGCGGGTGGATTCTGACCTTGCGGAGGCGGTCATGCTGCATTTCGCGGAGCAGGGCATTCCCTGCCTCAGCATCCACGACAGCTTCATCGTCCAGCAGCGCCATGCCAAGGAGCTTGAGGCGGTGATGAAGGCTGTCTACCGCTCCCGGATCGGATTTGAAGCGGTGGTTAAGTCGGGCTGAGGCGGGGCGGGACGGGAGTTGACGGTGTTAAAGGACAAGGTGGCGATCGGGAGGTGCTGAGGAGAAATGTTATGCATATTGCCCCTTCTTCCCTCCCCCTCTTCCTTCTTCTTTTCGGAAAGAAAGCTCGATGTCGGGCGCTTTTTAAAAAGTCGAGGAAGCGTGGCTTACAGAGCGAGCGACTTTCCACAGACGGTTCGCGCCGCTGGTAGGCACCTCACCGCACCACTCATGCTGCGGATTAGCATTGCATTCTCCGCTTGATTAATCCCCCATTTGGGACGATGTAAATGCCCAACTATGGAGATGAGCCGATGTCTGAAACCGAGTCTGCCTCCCGATCCAAGCGGAAGCTGGACCTAGGCGCTGATGCACTCACGGTGGAGCAAGTCCTCGCCGGACTTGAGGCGTTAGGAGTTGCTGAACTCCGTAAGATCGTTTCCACGGCTAACGCAACTATCCAGCAGAAGGCTGATGCCGAGAAGCAAGCCTTGATCGAGGAGATGACGAGCCGGGCCGAAGCGCTAGGTCTGTCGATCCAGGACCTTTTCGGCGAAGTGCCGCCTGCGCCCAAGCGTGGTCGGGGTAAGGCTAAGGCCTCCAGTGGTGAGGGAGTTCAGCCGAAGTACAAGGGCCCGAACGGTGAGCTGTGGAGCGGCAGGGGACGGACGCCCAAGTGGGTTCAGATCGCTGAGGCGGAGGGCAAATCGAAGGAAGATCTTTTAATCCGCTGATTGCACGGGCGGCAGTCGCAGCAGGCGCAAGCTATGTGATTTACCAGCACATTGTCACAGATGCTGTCGCCTGTTGCAGATTAGGCAATTTTGCCGAACGCCCTTGACAGCGCAGGGCTGGCGAATGAGGCAGGCCATCCCGCTGACTTCTCGACCGTCGCGCTGTTCGCATCGATCTGAGTCAGGGTCTGATCAGCGGTACGCCTCCACGGGAGAATTTTGTCGATAAGTGATGCCATGCCCATATCTATCGGTGTGGCTCACCTTCGCTGCATTTGGGAGGACCTATGTGACGCGGCCTGAAACTTATATGTATGCTGTGCAGCTATTGCCGCCGGCGATAACCTTGAAAGATGTCGCTGAATATGTCGTCAAGATTCTGCCGCCAGCTTCAGTGTTTGTGGCAGTTGCGACATTTTTCTACAGGGAATGGTCTGAGAAAAGACGGCGCAAAAAGGACAACGCTCGCAAATTGAATGCTATCAAATCACTTCTCATTCTCGATTGCATAACAGCACAGCCAAGCGTCGCATCGATGCTTAGCCTAGTGGCTCAAATTGCAAGGGAGACTGAGACACAATATCCGAGGGTTGACGTTAAGGATGATGGGAAGGGTGAAATTTTTGTTGAGATCTGGCGCGATGATGGCACTGGGCATAAGCGAGAAGTTAAGCTACTGCTACGTAAGTGGATGTTTGAACGTGTAATCATGGATTCAGCTACGCTTGATGACGTGCTCTTTGATCGTGTCGTCAAGGCTTCCCATGCCATGACGGCATTCGACGAAATTGTTGCTCACTTCAAAGCTCGTCTATTTCCGAACATCGCTCCTAAGATGCCTTATCTGGGACAGTTCTCAGCTAATACGCTCAAAGAGCTGATGGGCATATATGGAGCTTTGGGCGAACTTTACGAAACTTGCACAGGTCAAAAATTTGCGCCAGTCGAAACGCTCACTTCTGGCGATTAGGCGAACAGCATCAAGCCATGCACCTTAAGGGAGGCCTTTCTAGGAGACGCCGAATCAACTCATCGCATTACATCGAGGTTTTTAATGCGTTTGCCTGGACTGCCAATCTCGTCGTGCCTCCAGCGTCTTCCTGCTATCCCTGGACAAAGCGGAAGGCCATTCGACGGGGCGGCAAGTTCCCAACCAAAATTTAAAAGTGTTTCAAGATAGGTTTTGTTTGTGGCTTGCTCTCCACTGTCATACGGCTCGATCCAACGTAGGGAAGCCGATGATCCGGGATTAGCTTCTTTCAGTGATCGGAGCAGTCCGCAGCAATGTGTGCATGGACTATGGGTTATCTCAAGTTCAATCGACTTAAACAAGCGTCTCTTATTGGTTGCATTTAGGAATTCGTAAAGTTGTGTTTCGGCGTGTGTCCGGCTACCCAATTTCCTAAGGCGTGAATCCTCTCCGGTATTCCAAGCTGCAATTTCGATTAAATTCGGGTCTGACGCTGAAGGCTTATGAAACCGCAAGCCTTCAATATATTTGCCATCTTTGCCTCTAGCGCCTGGGTCTAGTGGCGGAACTACTCCAACCTCCGCTGCTGCTGTAGCGTCTTTAAGCCAAACTCTCGCCACTAAGAGCACCAATCGCCCTGCTGGCGGTCTTGAACCTTCCTGTTGGAAAGCCTTCTTCATTCTTATTAGGCGCGGGTCGACTGCCATAGCGCTGGCTCTCAGCATGTGGGCCTGATCTATGGCAGAAAGCAAAGCATCACTGTTAAATGGAAAGCAACCAGCGAAGGCCGCATGCATCACCTACCACTCTCATGGCTTCTCGAAGTAGCGATAAAAGTTGGCTTTCGCAAATTTAAAGCAAATGATGCGTTATAGGTTCTGTACTAAGTTGGAGGGGCTATCAACCAAAGACTAAAAGTCCACGCACCTCATAGACTGACTTCGCAGAGACATTCGCCATAGCTCGTGCCATGGCCATTATCAGCGCTACCGGACCATCGATCTTGAGGTCTTCTTTCTCTTTCGCTGGGAACACTTCATCCTTGGCGTTGATGCGGCTGACTACGTTGCTGAGCATCCAGCTCATTGGGCTGTTGGGTCCGTCTGCATGTCGAAGCTTGCCATCGTCCATGAGGGCAGCAACCTGCTTCATGGGCTCGCTGTAGTTCCTGGCATGTTGGGTAAATTCAAATACCGGCATCCTGGCCTCGGTCAGCTGACCCATCATCCAGTTAGCCTGAGCTGGGTCGAACACCACTTCCTCCACGTCATAGGCGGCCCGGATGTCGTTCAGGTCGTCCAGTATGCGCTGGTGGTCGCTCATGTTGCCGTCTGTGGTGATCAGCTGCCCGGCGGTATGCCAAGCCCGGTAGTGATCCTTGCCAGCTGAGTGGATGACATCCTCCGGCAGGTAGTAGCGGCCGAAGGTCTTGTATGTGCCGTCGTCCGTGGGGAAGAGCACTTGCATGGCGGCGATGTCGGATTTGGATGCCAGGTCCATGCCCACATAGCAGCGGCGGCCCCGCAGACTCTCCATAGTGAGGTTGGGGTCGTAGCAGGTGGCATGGCTCTGCATATTGAAGAAGGCAGAGCGGCTGTTAACCCATTGATTGAGGTGTTTAGTTTTGAACCGCCCCTGCTCCCTGACATTGTGGATCGCGTTGCGCTGCTGGGCTAGGAGGTAGTCGCCGTCGATGGATACGCCCCAGTTGGGATTGGCCTTGATCAGTGCTTCTGGGCTAGTCCAATCGCCCTCGGCGTCGATGCCCCACTCCGCGTAAAAGCGTTCCTCGTCCACGATGGCACCCTGAACGAGCTTACGGCCTGTCAGCACGTCATCGAAGCAAGGTCCAGCCAGGTTGTCTCCGGCTGTGGTGATGATCCAGACGAGCGGCTGCTCCCTTGCACCCATGCCGGTTACCATGGTGTCGCGGAGGTCCGGCGTTTGATGCTCGTGGAACTCGTCAATAATAGCGCAGCTGGGGGAGCTACCATCACCGGGCTTGCCTATCAGCGGTTCAAAGCGGCTGCCATTGCGGAGGATGTGGAGGTTAGAAGCATTAGCCTTGTTGCCGTAGCGGGTCTGCAATGCTGGCGTTTTGCGTGTCAGGTCGAGCGCGGGCCTGAACACCTCCCATGCCTGCTTCTCGCTGGTGGCGCCGCTGTACCCCTCGGCGCCGTACTGCCCATCTGCCGCCAGCATGTAGAGGCCGATAGGGGCAGAGAGGGCCGACTTGCCGTTCTTCCTGGGCACCACCACCATGGCGTAGCGGAAGCGCCGTTTGCCGTCTCGCTTGCGCAGGAAGCCAAACACGTTGACCAAAATCCAACACTGCCAGGGCTCAAGGGTCATCCTCTCTTTGGATGCAGCCCACTTGCCCTTGCTGTGCTCGAATAGCTCGACGAACCGGCAAACCTTCTCGGCAGCTTGGTAGTCGAAGCGATAGGGCCATATGGGATCGCCCTCGCG